GGAGCATCTTGAATTTCAGACCAGAGTTCATCAAACATGGTGGGGTGTCTCAGGTACGAATGTAATTTATCAGGGATGGTGGGGGGAATCAACCCCCCTTGTGACAGTTTCTAGAGTGTCACATCCAACCGCAACGGGGGCAGGAAGGATGACCGCCACAGGGGCAGGATGCGGCAACGGTCAGGGGGTCTTTAGAGCGGAGCATTGGAATCCCTCAGGAACAAACGTAGTTTGGCACGAATCAGGAGCGTTTGGGGTGCTTCTGTGCCACTTTCGCAACTGGCACAGGATCAGCAAAGTATACCTTACCGTGCTCTACGATGTTGTCAACGAACACCAGAACGGTTTGAATCACCTTGCGGGTCTTTTCAGTTCCGTTGTTCTCTTTGTAAGCACGAACAGCAAACTGTACAATTCCAACAACGATTGCGGCGATGGTAGCAACATTTAAAATCAGAGTTTGGTAGAACTTAGTGACGAAGAGTTTCATAACATTAGGGTGTGGGAGGTGAGTGTAGAGAATTCCTCAACCACGAATGTAGTATGGCATAAGAGCAGCACGAATACCAGGGGTTTTGTGCCAGTTTAACAAGTGGCACAGGGGGGTTGACAAGACTTCGAATATTGATTATAATAGGTTTGTGACCGATGATAAGGATAATAAGCTTAATTAATATTAAGATATTAATAGGTTACGTAGTATACCCCGAAGGGGTATGAGTTAGATATATTAAAGCACATCTAGATGGTGTGGGAAGGGGTGAGTGGGGTGAAGCACATATTCTTGCACATAAGGCGGGATATATGCCGTGTGTGCGTGTCTAGAACGTATGCACATATTCTTATACATCTAGATGTGTATATGTGTACTAGATCTAGTTATGATATGTGATGTGTGCATCTCGTCGAGATATAATGAATGTGTGTGCAATCTAGACGAGATCACACACACATCTCGTCTAGATTTTATATTCTCGTTTAGAACGAAGAACTGAACACATAACCATCCACGAAATCGAAATCATACTTCATACTTTGCTCCCAAGTTGCTTGCCAGTCAACGACAAGGAACGAAGGAACATCACCGTAGACATCGCTATAGTATTCTTCGGCAAAGTCAGCACCCGAATCATAATGCCCACGGTAGGCATCACGAACGTGCTCAACATAGGAAATCCCGTGATATCCTACAAATGCATCCACAACATCATAACCCAGGTCCTCACCGTGAGTCACGTATTCTTCATAGAACACAACGAAATCATCTTCGTTGTTGTTGTCGATGAACTCCAGGATATCATCGATGGCATAGTTGTCTTCCAGCAATTCATCAATCTTCTCTACAGTTTGAGCAGCGAAGATTTCTTTGTAGTTAGCGGAGAGAGTCACGGTCATTTGGTGGATTTCTCAGGAACGAATGTAATTTATCAGGGATTGAGGCGGAAGTCTAGGGGGTGTGTGCCAGTTTGGCAACTGTCACATCATACGGTGAGCATCCAACCATTCGCCAGCATTATCATATTGGCGAACTTTCAGCATATCAAACCGACTCACAGGTACACTATAAACAGCACCCGAAGTCATCTTGGCAATTGCAACTCCATGCACAGGAGAGAGAATCAATGCATCAAGAGATTTACTACCAGAGCAGTTAACATTAACGAACAGGGGCAGGTTGTTAAGAATCCAGTTGATCATAGAAACCTCAGGAACGAATGTAATTTATCAGGGATGGTGGGGGGAATCAACCCCCCTTGTGACAGTTCCTAGACTGTCACACCATCACCAACTTGGCAGGTTTTTCTTTCTTGACTTTAACGAAACCGTATCCGTCGTGGTATACGCTATACTCACAACCGTACACGTTCTCATCAACAACCGTCCAGGATTCGTGATCTACCTTAACAATCACGTAACCATAAACGCTAGCACCGACCAGCATATCACGCCCCCAACGGTCTGCTGCCCGCTGAGAAGAATGCAGGGTCGGTTCATTATAGAAACCGTTGTCATCTTCACCAATCACAATAGTTTGGAACTGGGTCATTTGGTGGGGTGTCTCAGGAACGAATGTAATATATCAGGGATTGATCAGGTCCACAAGGGGGTTTGTGCCACTTTCCCAACTGTCACACAAACTCTGCCAAATAATAATCCAGAGGCAACTCAAGTTCAGCAGCTTTCTTTTCCCAAGCGTCCCATTCTTCAGGAGAAGCATCATTCAGGAAATCTTCCCGAGTATAATCAAAAGCAGGACCACACATTGGAATTAATTGCGACGACCTGAGTAACATAAACCATCCAGTGGCAGATTTCAAGGGGTCTTGTGCCACTTTGGAAACTGTCACATTATAGAAAATGGATCGAATTCCTTGATGCTACAATGAACTTCCTCGGCTCCTTCGAGTTCTAATAACTCTTTCCAATCAATATTCTCTACATCCAGGTCATCATAACACTCAATATCCAGAGTGACACGTACCAGGCGCTTTTGTGCTATCATGGGTCTTGTATGCAGGTGTACTAGATTATATCATGCGTAGTGACGATATGCAAGCGATTCGTAATCATGTGAATCTCGTGCATAATCCTCGTCTAGATCATGTGTATCTAGTGCATAATGCTCATCTAGATCATAAGAATGATCATTGCAGTATGTATAGTCGAGATCGTAATCGTCGTACATAGCTCGTCGAGATGTGTATGTGAACTAGAAGTGTAGCACATATCTCGACTAGATGCAAATACTAGATGCAGTATGTCTAGTCGAGATATGTGAGTATATATGCAATCTAGTCGAGAATTGTGTACTTATACTAATATTCTCGACTAGATGTTGTGTATATCTCGACTAGATTCTACCACGAACTCATAAGTCTGTCAAGTATTATGAGTCTTGTGTGTGGGTCTGGGGACCTGGCGCGGCAGTGGGGCTTGACAAACTGCGAGTCTTATGTTAGACAGACTAAGTCCACAAGAACCAGAAGGTATCAGAAGCATTTCTCAACAATAAGACTAATTGATTCTCAATAAACATAACTATTGAAAATGTTATAAATCACTAACATATATTTTTTCAAACATTACTCTAAATGTATCCAAAAGCACTCCACATATAAACCATAATATTGTGTATTATATTTTAAGTGTTGTGTATCATATATACAAAGAGTAGTGTACTATAAAATGGCACAGGGAATTATCTATCTCATCACGAATAAACAAAACGGACACAAATACGTTGGGCAAACAACTCAAGGAATGAATAAAAGATGGCAGCAACACATACAAGAAGCACTCAGAATGTCATCAAAACCATTACATCGTGCTATGAGAAAGTATGGTAATAACAGCTTTATGATTAAAGAGATAGATGAATGTGATGAATGTCTATTAAATGAAAAAGAAGAATATTGGATTCAACATTATAATACATTTGAAAGTGCAGAAGGATATAATGCTACAAGTGGTGGAGAAAGACCAATCTTTAGTGAAGAAACAAAACAAAAAATAAAAGAAAAAATACTTACACCAGAGCATATTGAGAATATATCAATAGCATTAACTACAAAAGCAAAAGTAGAGCCTTGGGGTGCTCTTACAGAAGAAAATAGAGGAAATGGTAAGCACTGTGGATTGAAGATTAGAGGAAAGAATTTAAGCACTGGTATCTGCACTGATTATGAGAACGCAAGAATAGCAGCAAGGGAAATTACTGGTGATCCTGGTAGAAATGGAAACATATTATTAGCTGCTAGAACTGGTGGAACTGCATACGGTCATAAGTGGCAGATATTAGAAGAGAAACCAAAAAAGAAATCAGTATTTGGTATCAATAAAAAAACCGAACTCATTGAAGTTCGGTTCGAAAGTATTGCTGCTGCTGTACGTGAATTAAATGGAAATGGAAAAGGTACAGGTCTGATTAAAAGTTTAAGAAATCCTGGTCGTTATTCTTGGTATGGATATTATTGGTTTTACGGATAATAAAAAAGAGGGTCGGTGAAGACCCTCTGGAGAATTATGAAAAGTAAAATCAGACTCCAGGAAGACCAGGAGTAACTACTGGACCTTGACCTTTTTTCAATCTTCCCATTGATCTAGAAAGATCATCTCTTAATTTATTGATTGCATCAAAATCACCGTGATATCCTTGTCTCTGATCGTCAACTACTTTAGCAGCTCTTGCACCAATGGCAGATTGTTCGATAATGCTTTCCTTCCAAGACTCACTCATTGAAGTCATAATTTTGAGTGCTGCTTCTTCAGTATCAGCATATCCTTCATCAAGAAGATGACCCTTGATGAGATCAAAGAGATCGACATTTTGATTTAAATTCTGCTTGACTTTTGCCTGCTGTTGTGCTTGAGTAGTCATTGGTCTTGAAGTCTTGTTAATTGGCATTCCTAATTTCTGAAGACCTCCTTGAACTGCTTTGGTTGCTTTATCAACCATAGTTGCTGCTTCTGGTCCAAGGAATTCATCCAGTTGTTCGCCTTCATAATGATGACCTTCTTTCATATGAGATTCACTGATAAGAACTTCCATCTCACTTACAGGAACATTCTTCTCAATACCGTGTTCGAAGATTACATCATAATGACTTACAAAACCATTCTCATCTGGAATCGCATGATGACCAAAAATACAAGTTCCTTCGCCAAACTCTTCGTGGCAGACTTTCTTAGCACAGTTATGAGCGTTTTTGTCTTCTTTATCTACACAATCACTCTTTTTGCTCTTTTCTTCATAAATGGAAGAATATGCTCCCATTAGATCTCTAACGTTTTTTGCTTGCATTTGACTCTCTAAATTTTAGAAATATTTATGCCAATTACAATCCTAGTCTCTTTTTTTCTTGATCTGCAGTCTGCTTCAAATGCATTGTTGTATGAAGACGTTGTAGATTTGCAAAGCGATTATGCTGTCTTGTCTCTAGAGCCTTTGTCTTCACCTTTGCAATCTTCATCTGGGATTGTTGCATCGCAGCAGTCTGTTCCATAAATTGATGAAACGTTTTCATAAGAGAAAGATTGAATGTAGTAATATTTATAGAACTGGTATGATTTCGACATTTGTATTGCCTTGCTGCGATTTGATTTGATTCTCATACCAAATCGCATCTTCAATCGTAAGGAAATTGCCTGCGATTTGCTTCGATGATTTTTTCTTTTTCTGTTTGAGATAATGTACTTGGTACTTCATTTGAATCATTCCAATGTCGAATTACACCTGCAACAATAAAAGTATTTGTAATTAGATAACTGGCAAAGATAATTGTGCGAATGATTGCAACCTTATCTGCTTCGCAGTCTTTGTTGCTTGCTTTTTGCCCTAATGATTTTGCCCACCAGCGCCAGAGTGATCTTCCTTTTTTCATATTTACGTTTCTTTCTTGATGATTTCTGTGGAATGTTTATCAGTTCGATATCCTACTTTACACAGTTGATTCCATTGATGATTGTAACAGAGAACTAACAAACGATCATTGCGATGTAGAGAACAGGCTTGATAGTTCTCTACATCTTTTGGTTGAACCCATGCTTCAATCGTAATGTATTTTTCATCTTTAAAATAGACCCATCCTTCCACATATTCAGTCCATTTTACATAATCATTGACTTGTGGAGAGTAGGTCATACAAATGCAGTTTCCAGTGGAGTACGTTTTAATGGCATTGCAGAGTATGGTGTGGTATTGTCTATATTTACTTTATCACCAACTGTCTTGGAGTTGATAGGAGCGTGGAAGCACTTGGTTTTGAGATTGTAGAAACCCCAGATACTGCGAGTGATCCCACCACCATTGTAACTGAACTGACGATGATTAAGTATCCAGACAGCAACAACATTGCGTTTAAAGTCAATTTGCTCATAGGAATAACCTTTGGGTGGTTTGTGTGGAAATTCAATCGACATCGGGAACGGCACGGAGATAATTGGGATTATATCCTTCACTCAAGTAGAGTTGAAGTCTTTGATTACATTCTTCTTTTGTCAGACCTTTTGCAGACTCTTCAATTAGTTCCCAACCATTGGTGTAGAGTTCTTCAATACGATAAAGTTTTGTCACGTCGTAAATGCCTCCAGAATTCCTGATTCATAGTCGTCTTGAAGTGCGAATTTTTGAGAATTCACAACTCTTTCCATAATGCGATCAGTGTAGCGACCATCAAACTGATCTTCAGAGGAAAGAATCTCAAATGCCTCAGTATCAGACTCGGCAATTAGATTAATGATTCCACCATATTCAGAGGAAGGAAACGGAACCCAATAATCAACAATGTACAAATACTTCATTTCTTGTCTTTAATTACTTTTCAATTTTAGCAGAATGTTGAACACAAGTCAACTGGCGTCTCAATTCACAGCGAACAGGAATCAGATGGCGGGAGATAAAGATTTCCCATTGATTACCCTCAACCAGTTTCATTACGTTTTCCAGTTGTTCCAGAGCAAGTAGAATCTTAATATCATTCTTCATAGGAATTCAGAAATCAGATAATCAACTGGAAGTTCAAGACGAGCAGCAGTATTCTCCAGATAATCATTCACCAATTCGGGAGCATCTTCCTGAATGATTTTATAATACTGATACCAAAGAGGAGTGAGAGTTTCGGTCATTTTTAGAAAGAAGGAGTAAGATCGTAACGAAGACCAGTTTGAGAAGTATCCATTCGCTCAAAGGAGGAATACAGTTTATTATAGAGTGCTGGTACACTTCCATAATCTCTTGCAATTCTATGCTCTTGTGCTAGGTTGAGTTCTTGCAGAGCAGATAGAATTACACCAATTTCGTGAACATTCAGTTGTACGTTAATTTCAGACATTTTTAATCCCAAGATACATCTTTTAAAAGAAAACCAGGCATCACATAAGTGTATGCCGTTGTTCCAGCAGCACCAGTAATTTGCCCAACTTTATATTCCCATTTGTATTCAAACTGATTGTGAGAATCCCAAGTCACAAAACCTTTCTTATCATCAAACCGCGATTTAATCGTCATACTAAAACGATTGGAAAAGATATTGCGAGTGCGAAGTGCTCCACCTTTTTCACGGGTTTCAATCACCACACAGTTGTCAATCAAATACTCTTGATTTGCTTGCAGATAACAGGTGGTTTCATAGCGAAAAGGTGGACCACCCGCAAATGCAGGAAGAGGAAGAAGAAGTAAAAGTGCAAGCAATTTTTTCATTTTCATCCTTTTTTGAGACAGATGCGATCCATTATACACAAAGCAAGGTCAAATTTCAAGTCCTCATCAATTTCTCCGAGTTTGTTTTGCAGAGCATCGGGAACAACTTCGTGCATAAATTCACACCAACGCTCATCCTGATAGATGTAATCAATCACTTCGGGAACCAGAGAGGATGCCAGATTGCTAATTGTTTGATTGGAGAGTGCCATAATTAAACAGGAGTGACTTCAACGGAACGGATCAGATTGGTGCGGTCTTGTGCCAAGTAATCATCTGCAATTTTACCACAGGATGAACGTGAACGAATCAGTTTTTCCTCAAACAGGTTCTCATCTTCATCAGGAACCCAGTACTCAATCACCATACGATAGTTCTTCATTTGCGAGGAAACAAAAGATTGTACTTGGAAATCAGAAGATCACGGACAAGTTCACGGTCAATACTATCACCACAGAACTCTTCATTCTTGATTTGAAGAATCTGAATCAAATCATCAGTTGCTTGTTGAATCAAAGGAAGAGTTGCGCCCATAGGATAGATTCCACCTTCGCCATAGAAGGAGAAAACATAATCCACAAACTCATCAAGTTGTTGCTCAGTTTGAGTCGTCATTTCAGTTACCTTCGGCAATTTGATTGAGAATATTGCGAGCATACTTCATAAAGTCGTATGCTGTCACATTGCCATTGTAATTCTCAATACAATGTCCATCAAGCATATCAGTCTGATTGTAGGTGTTGACAATCATCAGGCAGGCATCATACAATGCGGCACTGTGCTCTTCTTTAGAATGAAACTGGATCGCACTGTAGGAGGGGAGAGTCACGGTCGGGGTTCCGTTGATTACCTTGTAATTATAATGGCAAAACCGCTTCGCTTGGCGACCGTTGTGCCAGTTTGGAAGGTGGCACAGTCAGTTTCTCCATAATGATTTGCTTTGGTAGAAAGTTCCAGCAATAGTAACTGCTGCTGAATGTGATCTTATCATTCGGGCGACCATCAGGACTATGAAACTTCATACGTTTGTCGAACATTAGCAGTTGCAGATCCTTATCCTTAAATAACTGCTTCGGGGCACTATCATTCAACCAAGTATTAGTCATAATCAACGCAAATGGTTTGTTAAACGATAATGCTCTCTCAAAGAACTTTCGCTTATTTGTGAATGGTGGATTGGATACGATCACATCCCATTTAGATGGTTGATAAGTGAGAAAGTCTTGTCCATACTTAATATGAGTGAATACAACTTCATTTTGCTTTGAAATTTGCTTGACAAACTCACTATCCATCGTATCAAAAGGACACCAAACAGTAACATTTTTGGGAATGTATTTCAGAATGGGTGTAACACCATATGCAGGAGTATAACACTCATCATTGTTACCCTCTGAATACATCAGTTTTCCGCTGTCTAATGTCATAGCAAATGTCTTGGTCTTGTAAAGGTAATGGTAATTGTATCATCTAAATCAATACCGTGCTTTTCTTTCATATACTCCAGATATAGCGTTTCTTCCTGTTCCCGTGCCTCTATTTCGTGTGGTTGATCCCAATAATCTGTATCTTCCACAGATTCTTTATTATAACACAATTTTCCGTAACGGATTCGCAGAGAACCTGCCACCCATTGCCGCAGATGGGTCAGTTCGTGTAAAAGAGTTTTTATATACAACTCTTCATCCATATAGGTATTCATTTCAATCAGAAATTCACGAGGACGTTGAGTTTCTCCTGAAACATCACAGTAACCATAGGCACCCTCTCTCCTCAACCCACGATGTAGAATCTCCACATCAATCTTATGACGAGGTAAAAACTTGTTCAGAAACCAAGTGGAAACATCCTCACAGAGGAGTTTAGAATAACCATATCCAGAATACGTGATGTAAGACATTGACCCCAATGCAAAAACCAAATGAATGAAGAAATAAAAATAAGTTTATCAGTCTTTGTCATTATTTGAATGTAGGCAATAATTAAAGAACAAGGCAAGTGATGCCAACCCTAACCACCAGAGAAAAATTGTAATCATAATCAGCAGGCGTACAGATAGGAACCTGCCCAATCGGCATTTTCAAACAACCATTCACGCTGCTCAATAATGCGAAGGTCATAACGAACACCTTTGGTAGGAGATTTCCAACTGGCAGACTTATAAACCTCACCAGTCTTCCTATCCACAAAAGCGTGAACCGACCTTTGCCCAGAAGCATTCATAATGATTTTGTGATACTTGCGACCACTCTCAAAGGTGAACTCATAACCACAATTACCGTTCTTCAGGTCGGTGATGCAGGCATTGTGATAATCAACACTCTCACCACGCTCTACATTACGTTGGTGCTGCTTGATGCTGTAGTCAATAAAGTTCTGACGCAGAGCATCACACAGCATAAAAGTCCATTTCGTAACATTCAACTGGATGGTGTTACGGGCGTCTTGCTGGGCAACGTAGTCAGCGAAGGTAGTCGTCATCGGTTTGCTTGCTTATGAGGTTATTATAGGGCATCCAGAGGGGTCTGGAGTGTCCTGTGTGCCAGTTACTGAACTGTCCTAGGGGGGGGGCAGTTTCGGGGCATTCATTTCTACAGTAGTTTTCTGTAGGTTGAGCATTAGACCATCTAAGGTTTGGGCAATAGGACCAAATCCAATGGTGGCAACAATGACACCAAAAATAGTTCCAGAAACAAAGTTAATCATTCTTCCTCTATCAAAAATTCTTTAATGTAATACTCCGGTTTAACTTCATTCTCCTCGGCACCTTCCAAAATTTCATTTAGAAGATTTTCACCTTCGGCAATGTCTTCATCAGACCAGATTGGGTATTCATACAACTCACCAGTGATAGAGCATCTGGCAGTTCCAATCGCAATAGGTTGTCTGTAATAGTTCATTTTAATTAAACAGCAAGGGAAGCAGAAGGGATTTCAGTCAGTTTGGGAAGTTCATTTCCAAGAGGGTTCATTTCATAGCAAACCCATTCACCATTGCGGAAAAGATAGTGATACTCTTCGGCATTTACAGCAAGAAGATACTCACACAGGTCAGCATCAAGACGAGGAGGGCAATTCTCACCACGCGAGGAAAAATAGAGAGGACCAGTTTCAGGCAGAGTTTCATTGTTCCAACTAGCATTAGTCCAAAGAGCACTAATGTCTCCACCGTCAATCAGTTCAGTGACAGCATCACGAGAGTTGAAATGCTCTACCAGTTTCACACCATTGAACTCAGGATAACCATCCCAGTGACAATAGACGGAGAGAATAGAACCATCAGCAAGTTCAAGACCAATGCGAGAGCGGGTTGCCATTGAGGGTGTTTGTTGATTACCTTGTTATTATAAGGGGTCCCCAGTCCCCTGAGAACCCCCTGTGTGCCAGTTTTAGAACTGGATCACTCTACGCCAGCATTTTTAGAGAGAATGGGACGATGACCAGTGATATCTTTATACATTGCACAAAGATCTGCCTCATAAAATGTATAAAGTTTTGGAGTAACCACTTTTTCAGTTTTCCAAATTCTCACTTCAACTTCTTGAGCAGGCACATCGTAAACATACCACTCAACTTGCTTTCCATCGCAAATAGCAGCATATTGTGCTTCAGTGATGTGGTAATTTGTTACAGAACAAGTTCCTTTTGAACGTGCTTTACGAGTGCCACAATTGTAACTTTGGTGGCGTTTTGCCATTCCAGTATAAGTGCCACCAATCTTTACAACTTTACCATTAACAGTCAAGATATAAACACATTCTTTATACGTTTTATAGGAATCAATAAGACCATCTACAACAGTATAAGCAATAGGGTTGACTTCTGGATTCTTGTCAAAGTTTTTCTTTTTCTTTATACCAGAATCTGCAATTTTGTAGAAATTAAATTCTTCCAAATCTGCTTTCTTTAAAAATTCTTGAATTGTGAGTTCATTAGTTTCATCAATTCGAAACTCTTCGATAATGTTGGGCAAATAAGACATGGTTAATAGGTCCAATTAAGGGTTATGTGATGTTGGTCTCTCAACGTCACGAATACACTATAAGACAAAAAAAGAGGGGCGTCAACCCCTCTAAGATAATCTTTTTTTATCAATCCACAATTTTCAATTCTTTTTTCTTATCTTCATATGCTTTGACAACCAAAGACTTTCCACCTACATTGGGTGCTCCCATATTTGAGACATATTTGCTCCAATCAATTTGCTCAAAGATACTTCTTACATAAGTTTTCTTTGCTTTAAAGAGATAATGAGTTGTAGTCTCTGGAGAAACTTCATCAAAATTACAAACACGAATTTGTCCCCAGTATTTAAGAGCAAATTCCCAGTATTCTTGGTTTCTAATCTGTTCCCGAACAGCAGGAAGTTTAGGAACGTTATCGCAAGTCAAAAACATTTCAAAATCATTATGTTTTGTTGGTGGTCTTTCAGTGATTCTAAGATTCTTATAGTTCTTTGGATTAGTTTTTGACCATATTTGCATACAACAGGGTACATCATATGGTTCTCCATTCAATAAGAAACTATTTTTAGGAAGAAACTCACTAAAATATAATCCAAAAGAATCATCTAGCTGAAATTGAACTTTCCAAGAAGTTTGCCATTTAGCAGGAACAATAAATGCTATGAGTTCACTAAAAGTAGCAGCGTGATTAAAGAATGCTTTTGCTAGTGGATTCATATATCCAGACCCAAAAGGTGGATTTCCAACAGAAGCAATGCGAATATTATTAAGAAGAGGATGATAAGGTGAGTTATATTTAAAAAAGTCTTGTTTAAGAATATTATTTTCTTCTGGTTCTATATCAAGACCAATAGAACCAGAAGGAAGATATTGTAGAATGTTTCCATTACCGGCAGATGGTTCAATTACCAAATCATAATTTTGTAAGGGAAAATAATTATTAATGCTGTCAATAAAGTTTTTTGCTACTTTTGGATGAGTATAAAATTTATCAAGATCTTTTGCCTTATTGCTCATTAGTTAATCATCGTATATTCTACATTCTAGCGCATCGGGGTGAGAATCGCAATACAGTTCAAGGGGTGTAGGGTCGTGGTCATCTTCTGGATGATGTTCTTTATATGATTCTAATGCCTGTAGTTCTTCTGCGGTATGACGGCGAGTCTGTGGTGAAATAGTTGGGTCATCAAGAACTTGTCTATCCTTTTCAATATGCTGATCAATATTGCCCATAGGACTTGTTAAATTAGTTGTAGTATTTATTTTAATAATTTGTTGGTTCTGTTTGTGAGGATACAGAGTCACCTTTTCCGTAGAGTGACCTTACAAACAGTTCGGTGAATTTTTCCATTTTTTGAGGACAAACTTGACTTGGATTGTAATTAATTGCTTCTCTTAAAGCATTCAGTTCGTTCCACTCTTCTTTAGTAAGATAGTCTGTGCTTGTTTTGGAAAGTGTCATCGCTCTTAATTAGAATGTTAGGATTCTAACACAAATCCTTTACTATTATGTAGAAACTTAAGAATCTCTTTTGTTTTCTGTAAACTTTTCTAAAGCATCCAAATCATCTTTGAGTTCTTTTTCTTTCTTTTGGTCGTGATAATAAGACCACAGAGAATTATATCATAAGATTTCTACTTTTACAATATCTTTGTGTCTTTTATACTTCCCTTTACATACTTTAGTAACTAAACTAGGGTCATAATTATTTTCTAAACACCATTTACGTATTGAATGAAATTCCATTATTCTACCATCTTTAAAATAAATTTTCCATTTTTTAGACCAATTACTATTTTTTCCAGAAAACTTTTCTACTATTTCTGGGGTTTTCATAGGATTTTTATCACTAGACATAATTTTTGATATATCTGGTCTTTTTGTGCCAAACGCAGGATGTTTTTCTTTAGGTAAATTTTTCATTCTATTTTTTATTTTTTCTCTATCCAATTCACTAAGAACATATCCACTAATTCCATCTCCACCATCAGTTCTATTATGAAGAATACCAGTTTCTAAATCTTTTCTACCAAAGACAGCAATCATATAGATTTCGTGCTTGAACGCTTCTTCTTCTGTTAGGTTTTGTTTGAGAAGTATTATTTTTGTTTTGTCTTTTGGTAAATGAATTGTTCTTCCATTTCTCACATATGCTCTATAACCTTTCCCCTTACCAATATAATAAGGTGTTCCATCTTCACGCAAGTAAGCGTAAGTGTAATATTCCATCTGCTTTTTGTTTGTGGTAATACTATTTATACAAGAAAAGGAGCATTTCTGCTCCAATCCTTTGCTTCTGAATAACCACAAACAAAAGCACTTTTATTTATCTTTATCTTCAAGAAAAGACTTTAATGTTTCAATATCTTGTTCTAATTCTTGTTTTTGTTTTCTTTTATCATAATATTCATAGAGTGAGTTATGAACTTCCATAAGGTGATCTACCCAGAAACCTGATGGATAGATTCCTAGAGCATCTTGCAGTCCTCTGTGTGATGTTCCCTCACTTTCTGCTTTACACATAATATAACAGATTGCCTGAACCATATCAAGTTTATCAGACTCAGAGAGCATAAAGTACTTTCCTACTGCTCGTTGCTTTGCCTCTTCACTTTCTTTTTGAAGTTCTTTGTAGGCATCAGAGTCCCACCATTCTTGTAGTGCTTTACCAAGTTCGTTTGGTTTAGTCATGGTTATTCTCCAAACATAGTTCCAAAGAACCCAGTATCACCAAATTTACGATTCTCCAGTTTATCCAGAATAGAATCAGTTTTTTGTAGAGATTCAATACGACTAATCATATCAGAAATTACACTACAAACCATAGGGCGTTCTTGTCGTGCTGCGAAGGCAAGTGCTGCTCTCAAAGATTGTTCTGCATCTTTTAGGTTTCTTTCCACAGTTTCAGATAGTGCCATTTCAATTCTCCTTAATCCAGAATCCATCATCAGTCATTGTATATCCTGTGGCAATCATTTCATCATAAGTCATTTGGTTTTCAACTTTTTTTAAAGTATAAGTTCCGTCTTTATTATCAACCCACTCAACTTGATTACCTTCTTTTAAATTTGCTGCTTCTAATAGGTCATCAGGAAAAGTAATAAAATATTCCTGATGACCTGTATCTCCGTCTTCCACTTCTTCAACAGGAAGAACCCACTTTTTTACTTCATCCTTTTTTCTATTTGCAATAAGGTACTCCATATCACTATGACCCCAAGGAGGCATACAATCATCCTTTACTTCTTCTTCCCAGAAGTTATTCCAAGATTCCTTACACTCGGGTGATGGGTCATCTTTATCACACTTATATTTGGTTTTATCGACAATATAATCATCGTATGCCTTAATATGACCCCTTCCATTACCATTCAACAGGCATAGAAGTTCATAGCATCGTTCTGTATGATTCTTATAGATGTGATAGTTTTCGTCAACTACTTTTTTTATTGTATCATAGATTTCCTGTGGGGATGCTTCGGTACAGGAAACGGCATCGTGAATCCACTCCTCAAGTTTTTCGAGTGAATACTTCTTGTAGTTAAAGTCCATCAGTAAAGTCCTTGATTGCTTGTTGTACTATAACCTGAATCTCAGCAGAAGTCAACCCATTTAACCACTTCCAGTTCGGGTCTTCCTTATCCCAGTCCATCGTAAATGAACCATCGGCATTTTGAGAAATTTTAAGAGAATCAATCTCTTGCTTTGGGTTTGTTGCACTCATTACAATAATAAGAATAACCGTGTTTAAATGATTTTACAACCTGGTAGTGTTCTTTGTCAAGTGGGTTTTCTTCACCACATTTACTACACTTCCTTTTTGTATTGTTTTCTAACTTTTTTGAGCTCTTTGAGTTCAATCTTAATATTTTTATAAGCAGTCTCAGCATCTATTTTTCCTCCAATTTCCATTGCACAAATTACATCTACTCTTGTTCCAAAATGTGATAATGCTTTTTCAAAGGTATCTAAATCTTCATACATTTTTTTTATATCAGAAAGTTAATTTTATTTATTATTTAAACAGAAACTCACTAATATATTTTTTAGAAAATTCTACTCCAAAATATATCTTCAATACCCCAAATGCAGGGTCTTTTTGTGACATATGATGATTATATTTTTGATGTAAAGATTCAAATGTATTTGGAGAGGAATGAGATTCATAAAGATATTTCTGATACTGATGAAGATAGCATTTTACCCATATCAAATATTCATTGTAAAAATCCTTCGATTCTCGCTTAGACCAAAATTTCTTTGAAAAAAATGTATTTAAATCATAAAACCTTGAATTTTTAATTTTAGTGTCAGGAAACATTTCCAAATAATTCAAGTATTTTTCATTCTCATTAATTGGATGAAAGTCTATTGCACCGAAATATCTTTTATTAGGAACTTGAACGTATTCTGTGCCAAAAATTGGAACATCTAAGTTTGAATTAGGATAAATGACTAAAGATTCCGCTTTAAACTTGTCTTTAATATTTAATTCACATAGTCTAATCTTATAGCAATACTCATCGGACCATACATAAGATTTTAAATATCCATTTTTATTGATAATGCATGGTTGTATCCAATTTGGTAGACTTTGATCTTCTAGGTTAAAAAAATTTTGAATTAAATCTTTAAGTTTAAATTCACACATCTTTATCGTTCAACCATTTTTCTGCCGTAAGAATGTCTATGCGAGCATCCACAGCATCCAAACTATTTGAGAGTTCATAAAGAACATTAGTAGTCTCAATATTTTCCTCTTCCAGACGCTTTACATCCATTAGAAGTCCTAGATACTTTTCTTCAAGTTGTTCTATTCTCTCTTGAAGAGAAATTGTATCTTCATCTATTTCATAATGCTTAATGAATCTATCAAAAATCTTAAATCTCATTTAATGACTCCAATTTCTTTCAAATAAGCATTATATCTTAAAAAACTTGTAACTCTTACTGGTCTATTCAAACTCCAACAACATTCCTGATATGATAAGAACTCAAACCAGGGAGTTGTTGGATCTAACGTAGGAAACTTAGAGTTTTCCATCAACAGTTCCCTGATGGATTTTTACTTCTTCAAATCCTTCTTGAAGACCTTTGAGGTAAAATCTTGTGGCATCAATACAAGTTTGCTCAGTTGGAGAAGTAATTAAACACTTACCATCCCTATTGTAAGAGTCCCAAGTTCCCCACTTCTTTGCTTCAATATAGAAGCAATCATCAATCAGTTTTCTTTCGTTCATTTACTTCCTTTACAGTTTTGTGTAGTTCTTTAAGTGCCTCAATAGTTTCAGGAGTTTCTTCCCAATACCAATCATTATTGTTTTTGTCTTTGTAAGTTCTTTCAGTCATTTTTTTCCTCAAATTTGTAACTCAGTTTAATGTCTTTCTTTTTTAATTTATAACGTTCAATATGCTTTTTTCGATGTTCTTCACACTCAAAATAGCATTTTCTTACTTCCTTTCCTTCATTATGAACTAATTTCCAAGGGAAAAGATCATAAGGAAATTCTTCTTCAATCTTCTTCATTTAACTCCTCATTCAAATTTACATCATCTAACTCAATATCATCTACAAGGTCTTTGAGTCTATTCATAAAGTCCTCATCCATAGGAATAGTTTCTACCTTTCCTGTTTTCACATCATTAGACATTTGTAGAAGACTTTCAAGAAATTCTTTAGGGTAAATATCGTCTTCCAGACTATCCCAGAAATAAAGAATACATTGTTCTAATGGCTCATCACTCTTGAGTAGAGCATAATCCTGATAGTTGTTTCCCATCAAGTCCCCCCAATTCTTAAAAGAATACCAACAATTGTACCATCCCTGTATCAAACAGGAGTTCCAGATATACTCAAACCAAGTGAGTTTAACTTTATCAGTATCAGTTCCTAAAATAGGTCTGCTAAACATCATTTAAATCCTTTTGATTTTGTTGGTTTATCTAAGACTTCAATGTGACTTAGAAATTGTGAAGCAGTTTGAAACCACGCAAGTTGCACGTCTTCATAGTCCTCATAGATTACAGATTTCTGATCCGCATAGACCAGTTTGTATCTGTGCCTATTATAGGGCATACTTGACGTTTGTGTAAAGCTCTCAGTCATTACTTTTCATTCTCAAATTTCCACCATTTGGCATCTTTCATATTTAAACACATTAGGATAGTTTCTTGTTCTCTATCGTATAAGTTCCAATCACATTTCATTTTTGCGTTGTACCTTCTTCGATAGGCACAAGACCAAATATTATAATAAATCTTTGCTTTTTCAGTTAGAGACACGGCAATCTAAAAAGTATTTGTATTCCGCAAGATATGATTGTGTCCACCTCACAACTTCACAACTCTTATACTTATCTACAACTTCAAAGTTACTTTGAGATTTTTGTGGTTCTTGTGGTTTTGAATCCAGTGCTATATTCACCATATAAAATAGTGATAAAAATGACATACCACATATCACACCAAGAATCCAAGCACGGTAATAATCACTTTTGCTCATAATTTTAATCCCATGGTGCTTTACGATTGAGTATTTCTCTGAACCTCTCCATTATAGCAGGGTCTGGTGGTTCATTCAAGCGGTCAACAAGTGCATCAAAGTCCTTTGCGGGTAGTACAATTCTTTCAGGTTTGGCACCCTTACCCCAGAACTTCTCAAACTCCCACTTATAATTCATATCCAACCATCCACCATTCAGACAACTCCAGAATGACTCCCAGATATGATAATCATCAAACCGAAATCCTTGGTGTGACATCAACCGATACCACCACCAGAATGGAGTATAACGGAGAAACCTATTACCTATGATAAGTTTATGAAGGAGGGTCATCGGTTAACTATGTGCTTATACCATTCGGGGAAATTGATGTGTCCCTTGTAGAAGAAATATGCTATACCCATCAGGTCTAACACAATCAAAGCGAAGAAACTAATGAGAAGGTTTCGTTCGTTTTTATTCACGACCACCTCCCCAATCTAAGTTTGCGTTCAGGTGAAATATAAGGATTGTATGGGTCATCATAAGGATAGATGTATTCACAACACCAACCCCAACTGAGTGCCTCCCAGAAGTCATCATATCCAAAATGATCCATGGTAACACGACAATCAATGATATACTCAATATGACGAAATCCCTCAATAAACCATTCCCATTTAGTCATTTGCCAGTATTCTTTCCAGGTCATTTTTTACCCTCCAGTTCATCAAGTTTCTCATTCACAAAATCAGTTATATCAATCTCATTCACATCAATACCATCAATCTGACAGTCAAGAATGAACTCCATAAAGGCACTCAAAATCAGACAGGCACGGCGTTTATCGTGCTCCGTGACAGTAGTATGAGGGCTGGCAACATACTGAGTGATATAATCGTAGAGTTGATCGTAGGTCATCGGTCTGCCGTGTATGAGAGTATTATAGCACAAAAAAAGGACTCCGTGAAGAGTCCACGATGGACAGTTTGTAAAGTGGTTCAAAGACCATATCTTGACTTGGTGGCATTGTAGTTTTGTTGGATTTCTGATGCCGTGAGTGCTCTGTTGTATATGGATACTTGTGCTATGTTTCCTTGAAGTGGAACAATACTACCACCCGCCCAATGTCGTCCTATTTCATAATTATTAGTTGTGGCAAAGTTTCCACCATTCCAATTTATAGTACCAGAAGTTTGAAGTAAAGTCCCATCCTTATAACAATAAATGTTTAGAGTGCTTCCAGTTTTAGTCATTACAATATATAACCATCTATTAGTATGTGTTCCAATATCTAAAAATATACCAGATTGACTTACACCCACTTGGTTTGCCCCAACAGAATTATATGGAGCAGCAACAGAACCATCACCAAAAGTCATCAAATATGTATAATTTGTTGCTGGTGATGAATTAGTGAATACTCCTTGCCAAATTTGATTGGCATTTAATTTATAAATCCAAGCAGATTGCGTAAAACTACCAGTAAAAATAGACCCATTTATTGTACCAAGAGCATAATCATCAACCCCATCAAGCACTAAAGAACCTCCATTAGAACTATTATAAGTCGGTCCATTTGTAAGAGTTCCATTATTACCCCTACCAGTCAAATCAGTCCAAGTGCTTCCTCTGGTTTTTGCGGTTCCTGTTGTTGGGTAGTAATCGGTTACTAATGAACCTACTTCTGCCTGAAATCCAGCAACTCTAATGGTGAAATTCATTACTGTTCCAATACTATTATATCCAATATCTAATCTTGGAAAATAAGTACCTGTTGACCCAGCAGCAGAACTTCCAGAATATCTTGTTAGAGTTGAATTAATTCCAGATAAACTTGCTCCAGAACCACCACCAAAAACACTAAATTGTCTAAAATCAGTTGGTGTTCCTGAAATTGTTTTGGCATATACTGAACTATTATATGTCACACCAGAAGTTAATGAAACTGCATTTCCAGGTCTCACTAACCATCTATTAGTCGTACTAGTTGTTCCAGAGAACTTTAAATCAATATAATTTAAACCTTCTTCTATACCATATCCAACAACTTCCAAAGTAGTTCCTGGTTGTCCTTGGTCAATAACCCATCCAGTAGGTAAAGAACCACCAGAACCAATCGCCCCCAAAACTATTCCACTTGTTGAAGCACTATGAGATATTAAATTCTCAAACTTATCATAACCTTTTAAGTTCGCAGCATCAAGTGATAATACTAAACCATCATTTGTAATTTCAGGTCCGGAATAAACACCCACCCTACATTCCCTCCATAGGTGCGGACCATTCGGGAGTACTCAAAATCTCTAAAATCTCTGTGTAAGTATAAGGTCCCTCAACTGTTGTGAGTGCCTGTACTGATGGTGGTGGAGTTTCTCCGTCCCACTTTACAAATGTCTTGGTGCCATCCACAGATTTTCTTACGGTCTCTGCGGAGGTTTCAAGAACTTCTGTGAAGTTGATTTGGTCTAACTCTGTTACGGAGAAGATTGCAAAGTTTCTTTGGTCGTACATAATAGTTTTTGTAGTATTTAGACACCATACCTTACTCTGAGAGCATTATAATTTTGTGAGACTTCATCTGCCGAGAGTGCTCTGTTGTATACTTTTACATTTGATATTTTACCAGTATAATAATTAGACTTTACATTGGAAAGATCATTTGCTCCAATATAAAGGGGATTATTTGTGACTGCACCAGTATTGCCAACTACAATATCTGATACATAAGATCCATTCAAATATGCTTTCCCAATAGTTCCATCCCAAGTAACTACCACTTCATTCCAAATAGATTGTAATGATGTTGTAATATTTACTACTGTACCAGTTCTTAGTCTAGTACTTAAAGTAGTAGTATTTGGTGGTATCCATACACCATAAATTGTATTGGTTGTAGTAACGATTGCAGACTGCTCAGTAATTACTGCAAGACTAGTAGTATTAATACCTGGAAGAGTTGGAAGAAACCAAGAAGAAATAGACCAAGTTCTTGTAGAATCTGCATGTAATACATATTTGGTATTTTTAATTGAATTAAAATTGGATGCAACAATAGCATTAGTCACTCCATCAAAAACAAAAGCCCCACCATTTGTACTATCAAAAGTAGTTCCATTTAATAGAGTTGCATCATTACCTTTGCCACTTATATCAGTGCAAATGGTTCCAATTCCAGAATAACATTTTGGATTAATAGGATCAATGCACAATATAAGTCCATCATTAACTGTAGGAGGACTATTATAACGTATTGCCATTTCTTAAAATACTTATTGTCTTATTTAGATTCCAAATCTACCTCTAAGGGCATTAAAGTTTTGTTGGACTTCTGCTGCTGTGAGTGCTCTGTTGTATGCTTGAACTAAAGGAATTCTCCCATTAAAATATCTAGTTGGACCTCCCGCAACCGATAAACCAATTCTTAAAGGTTCAGAAGTATCAATAGAAGAAATATTTCCGGCATTATTAGTAGTACTTCCTCCTGTATATGTACCATTCTTATAAAATTTAACATATGGCGAAGAA